TTCAAAGTGCGGAAGGAGAAGGCATGAACGCCTACGAGTACACCGTGATCCACGCGCCGTATCGCCCCTGGAGGGCTCGATGGGTCGCCGAGGAGCGCCGCCGCTACGCCATGCCGGTGCGCGTGAGCGGCGCCCTGGTCAACACCGGGCTCCAGCTTGTCGACACGGTGCGCAAGACCGAGGTGCCCTGGCGCTGGATGGCCGCCATCCTGTGCCGCCGCTGGTTCCTGGCGCGCCACCGCGAGCTGACCAACGAGCCCAAGACCACCACCCTGTACCGACTGGAGGCGCCATGAGCAAGCTCTACCACCCCAAGCCGACGCACCCCTACTTCCTCTACGAGCCGAGCAACGGCATGGGGTTCTTCGACAACGTCGAGGAGCGCGACAAGGCCGCAGCAGACTGCATCGCCGAGTGCCTGGATGGCGACGGCTGGGGCGAGGAGGTCGAGGGCATCTTCGTGGGCACCGTCACGGGCACCTCGAAGGCGTTTAATGTGCGCAAGCGCCCCGACGAGCTGGATGAGGACGGCTGCGACCACGAGGGCATCAACTGGTCGAACACCGACTTCACGGAGCTGTGCGACTACCGCATCGAGCCGGTGGATCCCCAGCACAGCGAGCGCATGGAGTGGATCCAGCGGGCGCTTCACGTGGGACCGTCCCTCGAAGAGCTGACCGAGCGGCTGGCCGGCGTGCCCGAGGTGTCCGGCGCTGTGCGCCAACCCCAGGTGGATACCCCAGAATCCAAGGAGGTGCCGTGATCATCCCGTTCAGCAGGGCCAGGAGCCCAGAGATCGCCAGCGAGCTGGATCTGTGGTTGAGGCAGCGGCTCGAAGAGCGGGAGCGCATCAGGGCTGGCAAGACGGGCGGCTGCGCCCCGCCCCCGTGGCTGGAGGAGGACGCAGCCGAGGCGAGGGCCGAGAGCCCTCAGGTGCGCAACGTCGTGTGGAGAGGGGGGGGGCTGTGAGCATGGCCTACGCGAAGAAGCAGCTCGCCTACTACCGCGAGATGATGGGAATCCCGGACACGCCCCCGGCCGAGCTGGTGCTCAGGCTGCGGTCCTGGCCAAGCACGCGGCGCGAGAGCCCGGCGCGCGACTGCCACGAGGCGGCCCTGGTGATCGAGGAGCTGCTGGCGGATGCGGAGCGGTATCGGTGGCTGCGCAGCGTCGATTCGTTTGCGGAATGGAATCGCGCTGGTCACTACGCAGCCGACGCACTCGACGCTGCAATAGACGCAGCCCTCGCGGAGCAAAAGGAGCCGACATGAGCCAGGATCCAACCCTGCCGCCCCTGCATTGTGGGTTCGATGCGCTCTCGGCAGAGCAGGCGGAGTGCCTTCGGCAGTGGGCTACGAGCGCCGTTCTTGCCGACCGGAGTGAGCGCGCCGGCCTGATCGAGCAGCAGGCTGCGCAGATCGAGCGGTTGCGGGATTTTGTCGGGCTCGTCGCTGCGCCACTGATGATCGACGGCCCTAACCATTCCGCTGTCGTGTACCAAGCACGCGCCGCACTCGCGGAGCAGAAGGAGGGGAAAACATGAAGCCGCTCGGGAAGGGGTGGAAGCCGTGCCGCAAGCGCCCGATCGTGGTGAGCGTGCGCGAGCAGCACCCTGGCGAGAGCCATGTCTGCACAAGGGAGGGGATCACCCCGCTCCGGCCGGACGACCTGATCATGTGCGGCGTCGAGGGGGAGGAGTACCCGATCGGTCGGGAGCTGTTCGAGAAGACCTACGAGCTGGTCGAGGAAGCCCAGGAGATTGCGCCATGAGCCATTGGCCGCTCCCGACGCCGGCCCCGCAGGGGGACCAGGACAGCAAAGGAAAGAAGGAGGGGACAGAAGGCAAGATCCCCAGGGAAGCCAAGCGCCTGCCGTGGGCGGATCTGAAGCCGACCTGGATCGAGGAGGAGGGAAACCCTGACGTGAGTGAGGTCATCCACGTGCAGCAGGGGGAATGGAAGGCGGGGGAGGATGTCGCGCCACCCCTCGATGACGAGACGCTATCGTGCGCGCGACTTCGATAGGAGAAAGCTATGATCACTCTGCACGCCCTCTCGGTGGGGCCAATCAACGACCTGCGGGTCGAGTTCGAGCGGGGCGAGCCCGAGGGCGGCTTCGTGTCGCGTCTCGTGACCTTCCCCAGGCTAGCTGCCACGAGCGAGGTGTCCGCCCTGCTGCGCCTGCTGGCTGACTCCGTGGACCGGATCGGGATCGACCCTGAGCCGGCGCCCGCCTGCCCGCAGGTGACGCCATGAGCGGCTTCGTGGTGGGGGGCGACTCGGCCTGGAAGGTGCGGTCCAAGGGGGACATCGGCGTGGCCTTCCACTGGGTCAACAAGGAGCCCAGCGTCGTGATCTACCCGCTGCACCGTGGCATGCGCCTCACCGGGGGCGTGCCCTTCGTGATGCCCCTGTCGAGCGCGCACGAGCTGGTGGCCGAGGGCGGCGAGGAGGTCAATGCCCAGGCCCTGATCGAGAAAGCGGCCAAGGCTGCGGAGCTACTGGGCGCTCCCGGTGACCGCTTCCTGACGCACAAGATCGCCGACGCCCTGCTGGAGTCGCTGGACGACCTGTGCGACATGCCGCCCGAGCCGCCGGCCAACCCCAAGCGCCCGAAGGGGGAGGATTCTGTGATCCTCAAGGCCGACGGGCAGACCGTGTTCGAGACCACCCTGTAACCGAGGAGACGCCATGACCGAAGCCTTCACCCCTGACGCCCCGCCGCCTGAGCCGCGCTGGATCGCCAACCTGCGAGACGAGATCGCTGACCTGAGCGGGCGGATGGATCGCCTCGACGACTGGCTACGCCACCTGCCCGAGGAGTCGCCCGCGTGGGAAACTGAGCGCGTGGAGCTGATGCTCACCCAGATGCACGCGATGGGCACCCTGCTGCACGTGCTGGGCCTGCGTGTCCGCGAGGGGGTCAACAACCCCGGGGATCTGGTGGTGTGATGGTCAAGCTGACACCCAGAGACTCGACGGGCGCGGTGTGGGTCAAGGCCGAGCTGATCGAGATCATCTCGCCCTGCAAGGAGTACGGCGGGCAGTCTCGGGTGGTCCTGTCCACTGGCGCCGTGCTGTTCTGCGTGGAGCCCCCAGCGAAGATTGCTGAGGCGGTGGGGTAGCTCCAACCACCCTGGCCTCTGGTACGGTGACGGGGTTCATCTACCAGAGGCGGCAGCATGGCGATCTCGCAGTCCCCGCGTGTGTCCGGGCGCAGCAAGCAGCTCGGCCTTCCCTCGTCTCTTGAGGAGGAGGCCCGTGCCGCCCAGGACACCGAGGAGATGGACGACATCCAGCGCAAGCACCTCTCGCGCCTCAAGGAGTGGTTCAACGAGGAGCGCAGCCGTCAGGCCGACAACCGGCAGCAGATGGCCATCGACGAGGACTTCTACGACGGGCTCCAGTGGACCGAGGAGGACGCCCAGACCGTGCAGTCCCGTGGCCAAGCGCCCCTGGTCTACAACGAGGTCAAGATCACCTGCGACTGGGTGATCGGGTCGGAGAAGCGCAACCGCACCGACTGGAAGGTCTTGCCCCGCACCGACGACGATGTCACCGATGCCGAGGTCAAGACCAAGGTCATGAAGTACATCTCGGACGCCAACCGCGTCCCCTACGTGCGCAGCGCGGCGTTCAAGGACGCCGTGGTCGCTGGCCTGGGCTGGCTGGAGGACTCGATCAGTCCCGACGCCACCAAGGACGTGCTCTACGCGGGCACCGAGTCCTGGCGCAACGTCCTGCAAGACTCGCTCGATCGCTCTGTCGACAGCGAGGGCATGCGCTACGTGTTCCGCTGGCGCGACCTGGACCTGGACGTGGCGTGCGCCATGTTCCCCGACAAGAAGGCCCAGCTCCAGCGATCGGCCAAGGGCGAGGAGGAGCTGGCCGCCGAGGATGACGCAGCCCTGTGGTATCTGGGCTCGCGTCTCGACTCGCGTGAGGTGCGCAGCTTCCATCGCTCGGTGATGTCCGACGCGGTCAATGGCGCCTTCAGCTCGCGTCAGCGCGTCCGCCTCTACGAGTGCTGGTACAGGGTGCCGACCAAGGTCGAGGCCCTGGTCGGTGGCGGCTTCGATGGTGAGACGTTCGACCCGCAGAGCCGGGCTCACGTGTCCGCTGTCGAGGAGGGTCGCTCCTACGTGGTGCCGAGCACGACCATGATGGTGCGCTGCTCGTACTTCGTCGACGACTGCCTGCTCGAAGACCTGCCGAGCCCGTTCAAGCACAACAAGTTCCCCTTCACCCCGATCTACGCCTTCCGCCGCTCGCGTGACGGCCTGCCCTATGGGCTGGTGCGCAACATCCGCGACCCGCAGGAAGACCTCAACAAGCGCATGAGCAAGGCGCTGTTCCTGCTGTCGGTCAACCAAGTGATCACCGAGCAGGGCGCGTTCGACGACAAGGGCGAGTACACCCTGGCCGACGTGGCCGACGAAATCTCGAAGCCCAACGGCGTGATCGTCATGAAGGACGGCTCGAAGCGGTTCGAGATCCGTCGCGACTACAACGAGCTGCAAGGGCAGACCGAGCTGGTCACCATGAACCGGCAGTTCATCCAGTCCGGCTCGGGCGTGACCGACGAGCTGCTGGGCCGGCGCACCAATGCCACCTCGGGCGTGGCCATCGCTGCGCGCCAGGACCAGGGCTCGCTCACCACGAGCGGGATCTTCGACAACTTCCGGCTGGCGATGTCCATCTCGGGGCAGAAGCAGCTCAGCAACGCCGAGAAGTTCTACACCATGCCCAAGGTGATCCGCCTCGCGGACCCCAAGGGGCGCCAGTTCCAGTGGGTGCGGATCAACCAGCCCGAGCAGCAGCCCGATGGCAGCGTGCGCTTCCTCAACGACATCTCGGCATCGAGCGCGGACTTCGTGGTCGACGAGCAGGACTTCAAGGCGTCCATGCGTCAGGCCATGTTCGAGAGCCTGAACGAGATGATCACCAAGATCGCCCCGCTCAATCCGACGTTCGCCATCTCGATGCTCGACCTGTTGATCGACGTGGCCGACTTCCCGGGCAAGGAAGAGATGCTGGAGCGCGTTCGCATGCTGATCGCCGAGGCGCGCGGCGAGGGGCCGAAGAACCCCGAGGCCGAGGCTGCCGCTGCGGAGGCTGCCGAGCTGGAGAAGAGCGCAGCAGCGGCCAAGATCGCCAAGGACGAGGCTGCCGCCAACAAGGCCGACGCCGAGGCCGACCAGATCCGCATGGCCATCCCCCGCGATGCGGTGGCGATGGACTTGCAGAACGTATCCCAGCAGCAGGCCGTGGAGGGCACGACCCCCATCCAGCCTGGGGAGCAAGCCCAGCTCAACGCAAAGAGTGCGGGCCAAGGGGTGATGGCACCAGAGGCGCAAAGCGCGCCGCTTGGTGGATTCCCGGCTGGTCCCGGAGTAGCGCCCGTGGCTGGTGTCTCACCCTCCGCTATGCCGGCCGCTGCCGGCGTGATGGATCCGACGGCCCCGGTTCCCCCGGGTGTTGCCGCCTCCTCGGCACCCTTGCCGGGCGCCGTCGGACCCGACATCGCGACGCTGCTCGCCCAGATCACCCAGACCCAGCAGCAGCTCACCGACGTGGCTGCGGGCATGGCGGCGGCGATCGACGGCGTGGCGAACGCGATGGAGCAGACCTCGCAGGCCGTGGCTGGGGTAGCCCAGACTGTCGACGCGGTGGCTGCTTCCGTGGACCAGACCACCGAGAGCGTGGCCAACACGGCGGCCGAGGTCACCAAGGCGGTCGCCAAGGTGGACCAGAGCACGTCCGACGTGGCCAAGGCGCTCGCCGACTCCAAGAAGCCGCAGGGCAAGACCATCGAGGTCACGGGCAAGGACGGCAAGCGGATGACCGCTGTGATCAAGCCGAACTAGCCCATGACCGCCTACGTCCTCGCAGCGAACACGAACATCGACGCGCTGTCGCCCGCCCGCACCGGGGGTGACACGGTCGACACGAACGGCTTCAAGTTCACCATCGACCAGGACACCCGCTACGGTGTCGGCGGTGGCGCCACGTTCTCCCTCGGCTCGATGACCATCAACGCCTCGAAGGGCGGTGACATCGAGATCAACGCCACCCAGGTGCGGCAGATCCCGTTCAACACGGGCTCGGGCGTGGTCCCGGCCTACGGCACGGTGATCTCGCAGGGCGGGGTGAGCGGCAAGCTGATCCGGGTGCAGAGCGCCATCAACGCAGCGCCCACCGCGCCGGCAGCGGCCATGCCTGCCACCGGCTTCATCACGGTCAAGCAGGTCACGGGCGGCGCCTTCGCGGCTGGAGCCCTGACCGGCATCTCGGCCAGCGCCACCGGGGCGGACGTGGCCGGCTTCATCGAGCTGGTGGGCGACGAGCTGGCCACGATCAACTGCAACCGGCTGGGCACCTTCCGCGTGCGGGGCGACTGGTTCGAGGTGGGGTCCACGAGCGGATCGAGCGCCACGACCTACCAGCTCCCCACGAATGGCTCGGTCCAATACTACCCGGCGGTCTGGGTCGAGACCGCGCCCGGGTCGGGGGTCTACGAGCCCTACCCGTGCGCTGGCTCGCTGGTGGCTGCGTCCTCGACCGCGACCAATGCGGTGCAGGGCAAGGTCTGCTGGGCCTCGACCGGGGGCGTGCTGCGGTTCGGGTCGGACGGCACGAACACGGTGGGCTTCGTCCCGGCGGCGGGCTGCAAGATCCGCATCCCCAACATCCTCACGGCGGTCTGCACCACGGCCGCGCGCGGCACGAACGCCCTGCCCAACGTCACGCTGGCCACGCGCTACGACTTCACGACCACGGGCGGTGGCGTGATCGACATCGACAAGGCCCTGCTCAACTGGTTCCCTTCCTTCGCCCAGGCGTACTCGGTGACCCTGACGGACGTGGGCATCTCGACCCAGCTCCTCATGTCCGAGGTGGCCCAACCCATGACCCTGACGCGGGTGTGCGTGGGCCAGGAGGCGGCCAACGCCCAGCTCGGGCTGAGCATGGCCCTGTGCTTCGCGGGCGGGACGGTCACCGACTGCATCTTCACCTCGGCCACCCTCGCCGCCTCTGGCCGCTACGTGATGTCGCTCACCGACATCTCGGGCTTCACCTTCACCCGGACCTACACCACCTCCCGCGTGGCGCGCGGCAACGCCACCACCGGGTCTGCGACCTTGACGCGGGTGGCCAACACCTCCTTCGTCGACTGCAAGATCGGCTGCGGGCGCTACCTGATGACGACCTGCACGAACGTCACCTACACCGGCACGGTCTACCACGACACGCCGAGCGCGGCCACGGGCACGACCAACCCCATGCAGGTCTGGGATCTAGCGTCCAACTGCCTCAACGTCACGATGAGCGGGCTCACCTTCGGTGGGCTCACGAACCAGCAGCCCTACAACGCGATCCTGAACATCGGCGCGGCGGGCTGCGCGAACATCAAGCTGCGCAACATCGGCACCTACGCCTCGAAGCTCAGCCTGGGCTCGGCCAACCAGACCGGCACGGTCCTGATCCTGGCGGCCGGCGCCGCCGCGCAGACCGTCGAGGTCAAGCGGGTCTACGTGGCCAGCACCCGGACCAACCTGTACTCGGGCGACAACAGCTCGAAGGGCGTGCTGCTGCGCAACTTCCACGGCGACTACGCCGACGCGCCGGTCACCCCGATGCTTAACGTGTCGCAGGCGGGCCTGGGCATGACCCACGCCATGTCGGCCCAGACCGCGTGCTACGGCTCGCACTGGTTCGACTCGCACACCTCGACCACGGCGGGGCGCATCGGCGTGCTCATGAACGAGCCCACCACCGAGACCGCTGCGCAGGTGGCGCTCACCGGGGGCGCGGCCTTCACGGCGGCCGGCGGCCTGTACATGCCCACGATCGGCATGACGGCGACCTTCACCATGCCCGAGTACCGCATCGGGCACACCGGCTTCCAGAACGCTGCGCTCGTGATGGCTGGCGGCACGGCGGGCAACTACACCTACGCCTTCCAGATCGACAAGAACGACGGGGCCGGCTTCAGCGCCTGGAGCGCGGAGCGCACGGCCGCCCAGCTCGGCACGGACCTCAACGCCCTGACCGGGATCGATGCGCTCAAGGGGCTCAAGCTCAAGCTGCGCATCACCACGAGCACGGGCAACACGACCGCGATCACCTCGGCCTACGTCCTAACCACCAGCACGACCACGACCCAGGCGTACCAGTACGCGCTCGACACGGCGACGCTCACCCTCACCGGGCTGGTGGCTGGGTCCGACGTGGTGGTCCTGACGGCCGGGACCGAGACGGTGCTCGACTCGCGCGATGGCGGGGGCACGACCTACGCCTTCAACTACGAGGGCACTCCAACCGTGGACATCGCGGTCTACGCTGCCGGCTACATCCCGTACTTCATCCGGGGGCTCACCCTCGGCACTAGCAACGCATCCCTCCCGGTGGCCCAGGTGGCTGACCGGGCGTACCTCGTGTAGGAGACAGCATGGCCAAGATCATTGACCCCGATGACCTGAACGTAGGCACCGAGATCACCTTCAACCTGCCGGCGCGCACCTTCACCCTGGTGGCGGCCGGCAACCTCGTGGCCAAGGATGGCGTCACGGGCAACGCGCTGTGGGCCAAGTTCGTCGACCTGTGGACCCTGTCGACCTACCAGCCCTACCCGTTCCCCATGAACATCCTGGACGCTCGCTCGGGCCAGTACATCTTCGGCCAGGATCCGGGCGGCACGTTCAACGGCTGGAAGCCGGCCGACGACACCACGCGCCAGATGATCCGAGACGCGGGCTGGTCGGAGTTCAGCGCAGGGGGCGTGCTCAATCGCCAGTACGTCGGCATCGTGGCGCTCGCCTCGGGCTTCCCTGCCGGCGCCCAGTTCTACTACCAGCGCGCCTCGGGCGGGGCGGCGATCAACTTCACCTTCACCGATGCGCCCAACGAGGCGATCCAGGTCTACGGCGACGCGAGCAACGGGAACTACGACACCCGCAGCTACTTCAAGCTCTTCTGTCGCGAGCCCAGCTACACCTACGACGACGCGGTGCTGGGCGACGTGGGCGAGAGCGGGACCGGCGCGTACAAGGTCTCGCTGCCTGTGTCGGTGGGGTCCGACCTGAAGATCACCGCCAACGACGCGGCGATGAGCGGCGCGCCCTACAGCGGGATCACGGTGACCTACTTCGGCACCGACCAGAACAAGACGATCGGCTCGGGCTCGTACCCGTTCCGCAAGATCATCGAGGCCAACGGCGGAACGCTGGAGCAGGTCTACACGAAGGTCCAGTACCTGCTGCGCCAGAACAGCGACATCGACGCGGGCGCCGGCAGCGTGACGGGCAAGACCGAGGGCCAGCTCTGCTACTTCGTGGGCGACACGCTCTACACCACGCAGGGCGTGTTCATCGAGGGCGTGCTGCCGGCGGACCTGAACCGGGTGGTCTTCCTCGACCAGAACAGCGTGCAGCGGACCTACCCCTACGCGGCGGCCGGCACGCTCAACTTCAACTCCTTCCTCGCGGCCGGTGGCACGGGCTACTTCCGCATGTACTTCACGACCCTGCCGGGAGCGTCCAACGACTATGGTGAGAGCGGCGCGGTGACGGTCAACGACAAGGACGGCAACCCGATCACGGGCGCCATCTCCGGGGCCAGCCTCTCGTTCTCGTTCGACTACGACGGCAACGTGCAGGGCGGGCGCACCGCCGGCACCGACGCGGCCGTGACCATCGTGGCGGGCAACGCCGGCAGTGCGAAGCCGGTGGTGGCCACGGGCACCATCTCGCGCTCGAAGGGCCTGTCCTTCACGCTGACCGCCGAGCAAGACCGGGGCTACCTCGCCTAAGGCGGGGTGAGGAGGCCACGTGGCGATCACCTTCGACGGCCCGAACAAGCGCATCGTCCTGTCCTCCGGGACGGTGGCGCTGTCGGTGCGCGACCTCTGGAGCCGATGGGTCGACTGGTCCCTGACCGGCGACAACTCCAAGTACCTGCCCGCGATGGCGCAGGTGGGCGGCAACCCGATCGACCCGGGCTCGGGCACCTCGATCCCGATCTACGCCTTCCTGCTCAACGGCTGGCGCGTGCGGCCCCAGGAGGCCAGCCACACCCTGAACGTGAGCGACGGCGTGCTCCTGGTCGACGGCGGCGGGGATCCGTTCATCAACACGGTGGGCAGCTTCGTCGTGCGGATCAACTACCAGCAGCCAGTGCAGGCGATCACCGTGGCCACGGGCGGCGGGGGCAGCGCGCCCACGGCCGAGCAGAACGCGGCGGCGGCCTGGGCCTACCTGCTCGAAGGCGTCCCTGCCGAGCAAGCCATCGCGGTGATCCGCGCCGGCATCCTGGGCAAGACGACCGGGATCGGCACCCCGACCGAGCGGTATCGCAGCGCGGCCGACGACAAGGACCGCATCGTGGCCACCTTCGACTCGGCGGGCAATCGCATCTCCGTCGTGGCTGACGGGGCATAGCGTGTTCCGTGGCCAGCTCTTCGCGGGCAGACTGTTCGCTGGGCGCCTGTTCGGCGTCGAGCAGGAGGTCACGCCCCAGCCCAGCCTCGACCTGGAGTACCACGGCGGCGGGGGGGATCTGGTCGAGCGCGTGCTCGACAAGTGGCGCGTCATCGAGGAGGCCCGCGCGCGGCGATCCTCAAATAACGCGGCCCGCAAGTTTAACAAGCGGCCTGCAAGTAAAGCCCCGCTTGATAAGCGGATCACCGTCGAGATCGAGAGTCTTCGCGATTCGCGAATCGAGAACGAGGATCGCACCCAGGTTGGGAACGATCGTACCCAGGCTGGGAACGTCATCCAGCCGGTCTACCAGTTCGTGCCCCAGGCGAAAGAACCTGTGCGGGTTGCTCCAACCAAGTCTGCTCCTGCTACCTTGCAGGCTGCGGTCGATGATGGCCTCGAAGAGGTGATGGCCGTGCTGCTCGCACTTGAAGAGGCGGGCGAGCTGTAACCCCAACCAAGGAGGAAACTATGGGA